CTATTCTTTTTTATTTGTTTCTGAATCTGTCTTGCTTTCGACTGTATTTTTCAATCGGCGGACGATATTTACAAGGAATTTCGGAATCGGTGTACCTAACTCCGATAGATTTTCAAGAATTGAGATTAATTCGTTTATGATGAGCCATACTGCAACTATCAAGCCGAAATAATAGCTTGAAAACTCAATCCCTGCTGTGGCAAGTCCTGCACCGATGAGGTAATCAACTACACCGCCCACGCACACGAGAACGAGGTAGCCTATCTTTTTAAGTATGCCCTTAACACCAATACGGCTGTTAAGGGTTTTATTGATGTATGCCTCTGCCATACCTGTACCATAGTCTATTATCATAACACCGATAAGAATTGTGAGCGGTACGAGCAAAACATTGAAATATGCCGCCAATGCACCGATAGCTACTGAAACAGTAGCCTGAATAACATTATCTTTCATTTTATACCTCCTAAAAATTATGTAAGTGTAATCTGCACACCGTCAATCTTTGTGCCAAACACACCTGCGTAGCCGTCCTGCTCTGTATCGTGCTCGGTATTATGCTGATATGGCATAAATTTGTTTTTGCCTTGCTTGCGTGCTCTGTATGTAGCTTTATAGTCACCCACACCCGAGAACTCGACCTGAATGGCGTCAATAACCTTGCCTTTAATTCCTGCGTAGCCGTTGTTGCTATCGTTGATGTCATAGCCGTCTACCCAAGGCAGCCAGTCACCATTGAGCAAGTGCACACGATAGCGAATTTTACCTCTTGATACCTTAAGAGCAATAGCAGAAATCGCCTGCTTGTTTCTTCCTGCTATGTTGCTAAGACCTTTTACTTCGCCGTACCATTTATGGTCAGCAAAAACACGATAAGTCAATGTTGGCTTTTCGGCAACATTCTTATCTCCGTCGTCACCATAAAGGCTTTCATCATATACAATGTTAGTGTCGAGTCTGCCGTTGTAGCCGTTAATTCTGCCTGATGAGCTGTTCTGCCAGATGTCGCAGTCAAGCTCTGCTCTGTCATTATACTGAGCAAGCCATATGCTGTACTTAGCTTTCAACTTTTTGTAGTCAAGATAATTGTTAAACCAATTAAGATTTGCATATACCCCGACTTTATAATTATTGCGTTTCAGTGTATTGCAGAAACGCTCGGCAATGGCTGTCAAGGTTGATTTGCCAAGACCAATTTGTGATGAGTCCTCCAAATCATAATAAACAGGAAGGTCAAAGCTTTTGCCTTTAGCAACTGACATAAAAGCATTAGCCTCTTTTTCCGCATCGTTCACACTGTCAGCATAGCTGTACCAATACACTCCGATTTTTAAATTTGCGTTTTTCGCATTTTTATAATGACTTTCAAACATACTGTCTTTCTGACTTGTTTCTCTGCCGTAGCCGGCTCTGATAATGACCGCTTTTATACCGTCGTTTTTCATTTTGTTGAAATCAATATTTTGCTGAAATTCTGAAATATCAACACAAGTAATTTTTGACATATTTATACCTCCCATACTGCCATAATAGCGTTGTAATATTCCTCTGAAAGTTGTTCCTTTAAAATCTCTCTGTCACTTTCACAGTTTGTATATGCGTTGCGGACATTTTCACCGACCTGCATTTCTGTGCCGTCGATAACAACAAACTTCTGTCTTAATACACTCACACTATCCTTTGTAAGCATATCGAGTGTGATTTTTTCTTTAAGTTCCATAAACTTACCTCCTACTGTCTGATATATGTAATTGTAAAATTGATTTTCTCATCATCTGTAAATTTATCAGTTGGCGAGCTGATATAAAGCCACGAGCCGTCAAGTCTTATATTCCTCAGCTTATTTGTAGTTGAGTATACAGCGATGCACGACAACTTACTTTCATTTTTTGCTGGGAAAGGCAAGCCTGACATCTGGATATATGCTTTATCTGCAATAAGTTTTGTAATATTTACCGACACGGTAACCACTTTACCGTTTTTCACATAATCAAATCTTCCCGCACAGCCCTCATAATTTGGTGTCGCCGGAGATAATTCTCCTGTACCGCTCTCAATATTTGATTTGTCGTACTTTGTTGCAATAGTCTGATTAAGAGCATTAACACTATTGTACAAGGTGCCACTTGTAATATAGTTAGGACTATTCTCTTTAGGTGCAGTATCAAATGGCTTTGCGTCAAGTTTAAATTTTAATGCTCGGTTTATATATGTTTTGTCATAAGCATCAGTAATTCCGTAACCTTCTAAAGTCGTTGCCTTATCAGCTTTTTTTGAAACACTGTTATATACTGTACCACTTGTAATATAATTAGGACTATCCTTTGTAGGTACGGTATCAAACGGCATTTTGTTAAGTTTGTCCTTTAGTGCCTTATCCAGATATTTTTTATCATAAGCATCTGTAATTCCGTAGCCGGCAAGCGTGTTTGCCTTATCAGCTTTAAGATTAATCTTCATTGTCACTGTTTCGTCAATGTCTGTTATTTCATCTTCAAGCTCGGTTTTATCTGCCTTTGCAGATAAGGCTGTGTTAATCGCAATTGTTCTCTCACTTAGCGTGTTGATGTTGTCACCCGCAAGCGCTATTTCTATGCTGTTCTCGTATATGCCGTTTTCGATTTTGTTGAGGTTTTCTGCGCAAAGTGGTGTAGCTGTGCTCGGTGCGTCTTCCCAATTTGTTTTTGTGTATGCCATAATATTTATTCCCCCTTTGCCTCTATGCTGTCTGTCAGAGCTTTAATTCCGCTCAGTGTACGGCTCAACACATAGGCTTTTACTTTCTCTTTTTTAGGTTGTCCTGCGTTATCATAGACAAAATCACCGTTTGAATCAGTAACATAGCTTTCAATTTCTAATCCGTCACCAATCTGCACCCAAGGCCTGCCGTCAAGAGTAGCTGCAAGCGGTGTGTAGGAACAATTATAAAATCGTTCGCCTGTTTTGCCGTTAAGAAGATTTTGTACATTGTGTATTACCGAACCGCCTGTGCCGTCATCCTCCTGTCGGCAGACTGTATTTTTTGTTAAGTCATAACTGTTCGACTCATCGCCCCACAAAGTTTCAAACTCGATTGTTTTTTTCTCCCTTGACGAATAACCGTTGATAAACACAAAATCGTTGTAGCCGCTGCAATCGTATTCTTCTGCGTATAAGTTTTCGTAAAAATCATATTTTTCTGTACTCTTGCCGAGTTCGATGTATCTAAAAATGCCATAGCTTGCATTAGGAATAATTGTTCCAAATACTCCGAGCAATTCACAGCAATTCTTGAGCAGCTCGCCGTATGTAATTGTATTTGAGTCCCCAAGCCATGCTCTGTTATAGGTTGGGAAATTTCGTACAGTTAAGCCTGTTGATTGGTTTATCACCTCGTCAAGAATATCTTTGTTATCCTCAACCTGAATCATATGCTTTCCGTTGTAGTTAAGGCATTGCACGACTAATTCGCCAATTTTATATCCGTTTGGATAAGTTTTCCATAAATTAAATAGCTTGTTTGTTGCGTCAATGTCATATAACATAGAGAGTGCGTCATAAGCGACGATGTGCCGCTGATTGCGGTTATTCTTGTCGAGCTTTGCGCTGTCAATAATACCGCTAAACAAATAATATTCCTTTGCAGCTACGGTTTTTCCCGGCAAAAGTGATGTACCTAAAAACAGCTTTGCAGATGGCAGCAGCTTTTCTCCGCTCGGAAAACGCTGCGTTAATTTTACGCTTATCCATTTGCCTACAAGGTCATTTGTAAAGGTTCTGTCACTTGAATTTACAATGTCAATGTTAAATTCAGCAGCAATACAGCCACCGAATTTCAGCTTGCTTTCATCACAAACTGACTGTTTAAGGCTCATACTTTCGCTTGCTATGTTTTCCTCGGTAATGTCCTCGTATTCACCGTTTGGAAATGAAACTGTAAGCGTGTTTTCAATCAGATTTTCAATAGTCTGCTTTTTGTGCAGGCTTGAAACCTCAAGCAAATTAACCACCTCTTAATATTCAATAAATGTAAATGTTACCGCTGCATATTTAATGCTGTCTGCGGTAATAAGCTTTGGTGTGTATGTTATATCTGGTATATATGCGGTCATAGTGCGATATGCAAGAAGTTCATCGTCCCAGTATTCAACATCGAGCTTGCGTTGCTGAGAATTTGACATAGCACCGTTTAAAACACTGCGAATAGTTCTCATTTCAGCAAGAGTAAGACCGTCCTTGGTATTGAATGTAATCTTAGTTTTGTTGTTCGGTGATGTTACTCGCCGCAAAAGGTTGTTGCTGTCACGATAAGCTTTAATCTCCGTACGCTGTAAAGGTGTGGCTTGATAACTCTCTTTAGCTATGAGCTTATGCGGAAACTGCAAGCCGTTTTTCGGGAATTTAATTAAATAGCCTTTAAATTCACCCAATCCTATCCCTCCTTATGCAAAAGCGGACCTGCCAGTGCGTTTCTTGATTTTGTTATTCTCATCAGCAACAGCCTCAAAAAGCACCCTGCCGTCAGGCATTGTCAATGTAATGTGAATATCACCGCCGTTGCCCATTCCACCGTATTCAGCAAGTACCTCAGCCATAGCCTGTTTCATAGCAGAAATCGGAGATACTACCTCAGGTTCTCTCTTGTTGTCGCCAAGTACAGCAAGAAATTCACCGTAATTTGCAGGAACATACGCACCTGTGGCAAGTTTGGGAATGTGCACCTCATCAAGCTGCCCGGCGTGCCATTCCTGTCCGAATAGCTTGCCGATAGCGTTAGCAACCGTATCCACACCGCTTAACATTCCGTTTAACGCTGAAATAAAACCATTGATAAAACTTTCAAGTCCGGTTAAAACATTGTTAAGAGGCTTTTTGATGATGTTATACAAGGGTTCAAAAACATTTGAAAAAACTGTTTTTATAGGCTCTAACGCTTTGCTTATATTCTTTAACATCATGGTAATTACACTCTGTACCTTTATACTTGTATCAGATAAACCATTGACAAGACCTAATACTGTATATTGTCCACGCTTATACATTTCTCTTGAAGGTGAATGTATATCCATTGCACTGTCGTATTCACTTAATACAGTATTTGCAAGACCATTACTGTTTTTGACAAGTGCCCCCTTATATTTCTGTGTACCCTCAATAAGACCCATAACGGTGTTTTTTCCTGAATCTTCGGCAGCCTCTTCCAGTTTATTTAATGTTTTCCATTGCGAGTTTTGCACATCTTCAAGGCTAATCATTCCGGCTTTGTATGTCATCAAAACGGCAGCGGCATCGGAATAATCTCCCTTAAGGACTTTTTGAACATCAGACATATCATCTTGTGTCATTATCAGCTTGTTAAGTTCAGCAGTGCATTCATTGTATGAGCTTTTAAGTTCCATTAAGGAATTTATTTCTTCGTATCCGCCATCGCCTAAAGCTGTTTCAATGTTATTTTTTGCGTCTATTCTATCATCTGCTTTTACAGAATTGTCTTTATATTTCTTGTATTGACTAATAAGCCAACTATAAGTTTTTCCGCTCTGCTTTAATTTATTTTCAATTTGAGTCTGCTTAGAATTAAGTTCTGAAAGTAATTCGCTTTGATTTTTTCTTGCTGAAATTATAGATTTAGAATTTTCGGTTTGTAATTCTGATAAAGCCGAACTGTTAGCTAATAATTGATATTGATCAATCGTATTATTGATTTCATCTTGTATCTCAGATAAATCACCTTTCAGCTCGACCTTACCCCCATCGCTTATTGTGACATAATTATCCCATGTATCGCTAAAGCCGCTAACATTATCTTTAAAATATGTAACGATAGTTTGCAATTCTGACTGTTCTTCGGGAGTAAGTTCAGCTTTGCTGATTAAAGTTTCAAGTTTATCCTGATATTCATCAATCAATGTATTATCAGCATAGAGCTGGTCAACCTTATCTAATGTATTTTTGATTGTGTCGGTAATTTTCTGCGTTGTATTTTCAAGTCTGTTTTTCACATCGTCTATTTCATCACAAAACTTTTTAGCCTCAGAATTGCTCCATTTTAGTTCATTGTAAATTTGAACCGCTGAAACAATACCCGTTATTGCGCTTGCTATAATAAGCAGAGGATTAGCTGAAATAACCGAACTGATGTTTTTAACTGCTGATGTGACTTCACTTATACCACTCGCAATAGTCTTACCTGTCTTGAATGCGATAACTGCTGTGGCAACAGCGCCAATGCCCGTTGCTACTGCTTTTAACATATCCGGACTTATCTTATTAACTATATCTGAAATTGCCTCAAGAGCCTCTGAAAACAAATTCAACAAATCCGGTACAGCTTTCTCGATCGTCCATTTTGCAAGTGGCAATAAAACATTTTTATATGCTTGCTTTAGCTTATCTCCGCAAGCCTTGAGCAGATTTCTGAACCCCTCCGACAATCGTTCTACCGCCTTTGCAACTGGGTTAATGTCAAGGTCCTCAAGCCATTCGAGGCGGTCAGCTGACATTTCATCAAGCAGCCCTGTTATATCTTCGACAATGCCTAATATGCTCTCCCAAATTTTTCTGCCTGTATCGTTTTTCTCCCAAGCGTCTTTAATTTTGGTTCTGAGAGTTTCAGTATAGTTATTGCAGTTGCGGATAATCTCAAGTATATTGCTCCAAATTTTCTCGCCCTTACCGTCATTCCACACCTGCCTGAATGTATCGCCTACCGTATCCAAAAGCTCAACAAGGCTGTTCCATTTGTCGATAAACGATTGCACCACGCTGTCGCCTAAGCTTGCTTTGTCCCAAGCATTTGTAAAAGCCTCTGCAATATCACCAACTGTCCCTACAAAAGTGTTAATTAAGGAGTTAATATTTCCAAGCACTTTTTCGCCTGTGCCGTTATTCCACACTTTCTCCCACGAATTTTTAATTGTTACGCAGGCGGTTTTTACCTTGTCAAGTGAATTTACAATATTGTCAATAGTCTTGCTTGTACGCCTGTCGCTGTCAAGCATAGATTGCTCAAGTGCATTTTGCATTGATTTGATTTCAGAGCTTGGTGCTTGCGTGCTTGTGTCTGAACTGTTGTCCGAGGTGTCACTCATCACATTAAGCTCATCAAAGCCTGCAAGGTTTTTCTGCAAGTCATCAGCTGCCTCCGATGTTTTTTCAATCTCAGAAGTAGAGCTGTCCGCTTGACTTGCAAGGTCTGACATATCGCTTACAGCTGAGCTTGTCGCATTGCTTGTTGCCGTAGAATAGCCGAACACCTGGGTTGTAAAGTCTTTAAACTTCTGTGCCGCAACGCTAAGCCTTGAAATAAATTGATTAATGCAATTAAGCAGCGGAGTAAAAGCATTTATCAAGCCTTGACCGATTGTAGCCTTTATACTGTCAAACTGTAGCTGTAAAATTCTCGTTTGATTTGCCCAGCTGTTCTGAGTGCGGGCGAAGTCGCCCGTTGCGTTGCTCAGCTGACCAAGCACAAAGTTATACCTAAGCGTTACCTTTTCAGCTTCAGTCATAGCAGATGTGGTCTTGCCCCAGCCGTTTGCCATTGCGTAATTGTCAAGTGCGTTCTGCGTCATCACAATGCCAAGGTCTTTGAGCGTTTCGGTTTCACCGCTGAAAACAGATTTTAGTTTTGTGTACGCATCGTCTTGTGTGATGTTATAAAATGACGCCACATCGCCCGTAAGAGCAGTTAATGATGTGGACATATCAAATGCCTGCTGTTCTGTAAAGCCGAAAGCCTCCGCCATAGAACCAAAAGTGCCGACATATTTTTTAGCCATAGTTTCGGATAAGCCGTAAGATTTTTGTGCTGACTTTGCCCAATCGTCCACACTTGCAGACATATGGCTGAAAGTAACATCAACTACATTCTGTACCTCTGCAAGGTCAGAGCCAAGCTCTATGCTTTCTTTGCTAAAGCTCACAACCGCCGCCGTACCGAAAGCGGTAAGCAGCGTTCTGCCGATCATTTTCGCCTTGCTTTGCAGTCTGTCAACAGCCGTTCTGACTGTTTGTAATGATTGCTTAGCCTTTTTTGCACTCATAGAAACTGATTTCTTAACGCTTTCGCAAGTGTCCGTTGTGCTTTTGCCGACTGCCTCTGTGTTGCGATTAGCTGTGCTCTCAACCTTATCAACAACATTTTCGGCAGATTGCTCTACTGATTCCGATGCCTTTTGCGCTGCCTGTGCGGTTTGCTTTGCCGAGTTTTGAGCCTGTTCAGCTTTTTCATGTGTGGCAGTAATTTCACGCTTTGCTGAGTTTTCTACCGCCTGAGACGATTTATCAGCCTGCCCTTTAGCAGTTTGTGCTGTCTGCCTTGCCCCCGACTGTGCTTTCTTTTGAGCCGCCTCAATAGCTTTATTGATTCTTGCAATATCGCTGTTAAGACCGCTTGTGTCGATTTTGGTATTAAAAATCAAACTACCGTCAACCGCCATGTAATCACACTCCTTTCTGCATAAAAATAAGGGCGTTGCAAAATGCTACACCCTTGGCATAAAAACAGCGCACACCCGAAGATGTACGCTGTAAAATTTGAAAAATTTTAGCCACCCCGTTTGGAGTGGCTTTTTCATTGAAGATAGATTAACGGATTGCGACTGTCAGCTTATTTTTATGGTCGCCAATGACAGTTAGGACATTCTGCAATGTCATTATAGGAATTTATACAATGACATTGTGGGCATTCCCACTTATCATTACTAACAAATTTTGCTTCTCGGCTGTCGGTATGTTCCAAATGGCAGTTAGAACATTCCGTCGCCTCTGCTTTGTTCATACAATGACATTTAGGACATTCCCAATCTGTTGTTTTGGCGATTACTGAGCTTTTACCTGCACCCAACTCTTCAAGATAAGCAAGTATTTTAGCAATACCGCCAAAAATCAGGCATAATAATACTGTTGATACCCAGCATACAAGCATTAAAGTAAAATTAAAACTGCGGGTTACGGTATCAGTTAGAAAATTTGTATGTACGCTTTGGAAAACTGCGCCTAAAACTATTCCTCCGACTGCACCAAGTATCAATAGTACGACTGTTATACCTTTGTAAAATTTGCTGTTCATAAAATCACTCCTTTGTTACATAATATAACAAAGTTTGTGTATTGTCAACAATAATTTTGTGTAACACCTATACAAGATTGTTTATAAAATCCTCTTCGGCGTCAAGTTCTGCTTGCTGTTCGGGAGAGAGCTTTTCCTTGATGTCAACAAGCTCTTTGTGCTCATTGTAAAAATCACGCTCCCATTTTTCAAGTTTTTTGCCCTTAGCACGCTTGCCTCTTATGTTCATTACCTGCGAGAGCAAGCCGTCGCCTACCTCGCTGAAATAGCCGAGAAAAGTCCACCAATGCACATAACCTGCAAGCCTTGTTTCAAAGCCTGCAACCTTGTTGAGTGCTGGGAAAATAATGCTTTCGTCATAGCTCCAATCAATAATTTTGACTGAAGCTTTTTTCGATTTCGGCACATCTCCGCCGTCAAGAAACCACAATGCATTTTTGAGTGCCTCCTCAACATTCTTTGGAACTTCTTTGTATAAGCAATTCAAGCATACTGCCGCTTTTTCGCCGTAGGTTAGCTCTTTGTCGGCATAAGCCTCGAAAATCAAGAGAGCAATACGAAAATCAGAATTAATCTCGTACTGCTCTCCGTCTATTTCAAGGCTTGTAGGAAGTAATCCAATCACTTTGCAAGCCTCTTTGCTTGATTGAGGTACTTCTCAATATGCTTGCTCTGCTGAGCGTGTGCGTTTTCAATGTCACTTACGATGACCGGCACAACGCAGTTGAGAAAGTTCTCAAAAATCATACTGCCATCATCACAGATTGAAAGGCAATTTACATCGCCAAACGCACCCTGACTTACACCTGCACCGAGAACATAGTCTATTTCTCGGCGGATTTCATTGTCAACATCAAGAAAAATTTCAAAGGTTACATCCTCGGGTTTCATATTCTTGTACTTCTGCACAAGCTCTTCTGTGCGTTCTGTCAGCTTGTTAATTCGCTCAACGAGTGAGTAGTCTGTGGTGTTAATCTTGATTACTGTGTTTTCATCATTGTTGATTGCATATGTTTTCAGCGGTGTTTTAAAATTCAAACTCTGCATAGAATCACTCCTTATACAGTTTCGGTAAATGTCGGTACCTTATCTGAGATTGTCGCTGTACCCTGCTTTCTGTTGCCGTCAAATGTAACATTAAACGGAATGTTTACACCGCCCTGTGCACCGCCGTATGACTGCGGTTTAACGATGCAGTCCTCAATCCAAGCATCATAAGGGCCTGTTTTCTTGTCAATGAGCACTTCAAGAATTTTGGTTTTGCAGTCATCACCGGTAAGGCGGTTCATTGCAATATCCTTGATTTTCGGGTAAATGCTGTCACCTGTATTTGCGTAATATGTACCTGCGTCAAGGGTAGGCTCGTAGCCATTGTCATTTACAGAGGTTTCATCAAGAATGTTCTTTACTGTGCTTGTGTCCGGACTAAGCTCGACCGACATATCGTCAATGTCCTTGCCGATAAGATACCACTTTGGACTTTCGCCTGTGCCAAAGCTTGCGTCAATAAAATGTAAAAGGTAACTTCTTTTGAGTTTACCGATATCGGGTGTTGATACTGCCATAATAATTCCTCACTTTCAATTTTCAATCAATTTTCAATAGTGTATTGGGCGGTGATTTGCAATTGGTACTGCACACCGCCGTTGTTGTTTTCGTCAGGTATGCTGTAAAGCATTCCGTTTGAGCAAGTGAGTTTTTTAAGCTCACCGTATAAAATGTTGTCGCCGACTTCAACTTCTATGTCACCCTCTGCGTGCCGTTCAAGCCACATTTGCAGTTCAAGCAACATTCCGCTGTTTACAAGTCGGTCATAGTCGTTGAGCGACTGACAGGTTGCGTACAGGATAAAGGTGTGATTGCGTGTTTGATTTCCTAAAATGTCTTCGCTGACAAGCGTGTCACCTGTCGGAGAAAGTCCAAAATCCTGTACTTTGTTTGTTGAATAATCAATGTGCACAAGCTCGCCGATTTTCGGAAACTCCTGCACAACGGACCTTACAAGTTCGATTATATTCATTTTGCATTACTCCCAAGTCTTCTTGCCGCCGCTTGCAGAATATCTCCTTTGCGGTCGGCTTTCATTCGCTCAAACCACATTTTGCCCGCAAGCGGGTGCTTGTCCTTGCTGTAGTGAATATCTCTGCCTGTCGGGTGTTTTTTCTTGCCTTTAGGACTTCGCCAACCGATTATAATGCCGTCACCGCTATAGCGTCCGAATACGATATGCTCCGTACCGTCTTTTTCTCGCACGATCGGATAGTTAGGACCATACACCTTGCCATAGTAAAGATACCTTGCATAAGGTGTAATCTGTTTAATTTCTCCACTGCCGATAACGGTATGTATAGTTGCGGAGTTTTCGAGTACACCCATTTTAAAAGGTGTGTACGGCTTCATCAGCTTAATGCAATCCTTGTCAACCTCTCGTTGTGCTCTTGCTATATGCTTGTTTAAATCATTAGCAAATTCTTTATTCCACTTGAGAGAAAGAGTGCCGCTAACATCTGTCGGCTGATTTACATTAAAAAGCATTTAATCACCTCGCAGATACTTTGATGTGCTGTAAATCCGCAGGGCCGTAAAGCAAACGGTCAATACTCATTACTGTGTGAATTTCGTATTTGTCACGCAAGGTTTTTAGGCTCTCTGATACGCTCCTGTCGCTTGAATTATCAAAGATGAAATTACACTCACCTTTTACAATAATGTCTTGAGAGGGGGACAGAGGGGATATATCAGCGTTTGGAAACAGACCGTTGCTCGGAAATAAAAAATCATTCGGAGCAAGAACAAGCGCATTTAACGGAATGTATATAGCTATTCCGTCAGCGTTCTGCATTCCGCTTTTAAGTACGTTAGCGGCTTTGCACTCCTGCCAATGGCAATGCGGAATAATAAGCCTGTCAAACCCTTTGCCGTTAAATCTGTAAAGGGTCATCATAGTATCCGTAAACATAATCAAACACCTCTGTACAAAAGGTCTGTGTCTGCAAGATACTTATATACTGCGGATTTAACACATCGTGTAAGTTGCTTTTTGCGAACCTCACAGCTTTCATACGAGCGTGACACATCTCCGACTTTTTCTGATGTTATGCCCTCACTGCCGCTCATATTATCGGCTTTATACATCAGCTCTGCGACCTCACAGCAACAAAGTTTCACAGGCTCGATTATATCCTTTGTATCGTCGATATTTGAGCCTGTGTAAGCATTAATAATAAGCGTTGCCTCTCTTGCATAGTAGGCAAAAGCGGAGGTAATGACCGCTTTTCTGCCACATAGATATTCGGATTTATAATAATTTTCGTCAGCGTAAACGGTCAATATTAGCACCTTCTTAAGCCTTAGCGGCAGCGTGGAGATAAATGCCCGCTGTCTTATTTTCGTAAACATCTGCAATGCCTACCATTCTGTAACCGAACTTGTAACCGTCCGAATCCTGATTCACAGCAGGTTCGATGACCTTGGTATCAAGGTGCTTTGTAAACTGAATAAGCGCAGGCTTATGAATAATCATAAAGTTGATGTTTGAGGCGGCAGTGGCTTTCTGATAGCCGCCCTTGGTCTTGCCGCTTGATGTGCCGTCAAGCTGTTCAATCGCTGTATAAAAGCGTGTCTGCGGCACTGTGATAATCTTAGCAAATCTGCTGAGAACCTCTCTTGACTTTGTTGTGTCCAAATCCTGCACAAGTCCGTAAAGAGTTGGTGTAATGTAAATGTAACGCTGCTCGTACGGAACTTCGTCCTCGTCCATCTGAGTAGTACCTTTGCGGAGTGCTTCAATTACCGCCGCACCTGTGGTAAGGTTTGCAGGTGTGGCAGAGGTAATACCTGCGTGACTTGCGTATGCGGCAAAGCGGAATGCGTCAAGCTCCGGCACAACCTTTGTGCGGATAAACTCGCCCGAAAGTCTGCCGAACGCAACGCCTGCGGTTTCTACATTGTCCATTGTATCAACAGTAAACATTCTGCCACGGTCGAAGTTACATTTAACCGTTTCGTTAGTAAGGGTAACATCGCCGCCAACATATCCGCTGTTACGGGAATAATTTGCAAGTCCGTCCATTGAAATCATTGGAATAATAAGTTCATTGGAGTTTGCGCCCGCTGTCGCAAGGTCGGACGCACCGTCAAGTTCGCTTGTAAGTGAACTCTGCTTGTAAACCTCGTCAAGCAAAGTAGTGTAAGTTTTAAAAAGTGCAATAGAATTTGCCATAAAATTTCACCTCATCAATTATTTTTCGTCTGTACTAAGTCCCATTGCCGCTCTCATACTTGCAAGAGGGTTTGACTTAATACCTACGTTTCCTGTATTCTTTACAGGATTTTGGAACGGCTCATCAGAACCGAACATATAGCCGTTTTCGGATTTCACGCTTTCAAGAGCCTTAGTAATATCGTCTGCCTGATTTTTTGATGTTTTAAGACTGTCAAGGTCAAGCAAAGCCTTAACCGCCGTTGCGTTTCTCGCACCGCTCTTTGAAATAGCGCCGTCAAGTACAGAGTTAAACTCCATATCGGCAATTTTTGTCTGATACTCGGTTTCTTTGTCTTTAAGGCTTGTGTTGAGTTTTGCGATCTCGCCTTTAAGATTTTCGACATCTACGCCCTCAAACTCTTTAAGTGCTGTCTGTGCTGTTTCAAGCTGTGATTTGTAATTATCTCTTGCTGTTGTGATTTTTTCAACCTCTGCAACAGTCTTGTAATTTGCAAGCACCGCCTTGTCAAACTCTGCCTTTTTCTCATCGGGAATCGTAATACCGATTTCAGAGAGAAGTGTGTGTATGTTCTTCATAATATAAATCCTTTCTGCATAGCTTATATTCCGCTTTGCCTGCGGTAGAAATTCAGCCGTATAAACCAACGGCGGGGTAAAATAAAAGCACCTATGCAATCAAATGCAAGGGTGCTTAATCTGCTTTATTTTTGTTGTCTTCAACCTCAATAACAAAACCTCTGTCAATAAGGCTTTTCGCTCGGTCTTTGGTACATTCAAAGACTTCATTGACAGGTCTGTTGATAAGACCGTTCATTTTATCGTTAAACGACACAACTACTTTTACTTTCATTTTGTCACCGCCTTTCTGATTTTGGGTATTAAAAAAGCACTCAATCTGATTGATTAAGTGCTAATCTCTGTATTAAATTCACGCATAACAAAACCGCCCACAAGGAGCGGTTAGTCTTCTTCCAAGTAGTCAAATTCACTCGACATTGAGCGTTCTTTTTCTTCGTCTGTTAATGTAGAAAGAAATTCTTCCATACATTTTATTTGCAATTCAATAGGTCCGTCGATAATTGCGTTTCTTGATTTATTTTCTTCCACTCCAAATCACCCCAGCTTTTGATTTATTTAGCAAAGTTTTAACAAATCTATCTTTTTCCTCATCGGTTTCCTTAACCACTATCTTCTTATACAATCTATTACACTCAAGAGCAAATCTATTGTTGTCAAAATCATCGGTTTTAGTTAAATATTCAACTGTGCCGTTGTTTTTTACAATAGTAATTGTTCTAACATTTTTATTTGCAAATACATCCAAATCGTTCATAGAATAACTACTGTTTCTCGGATGATTATGTAAAATAGTTAAATTTTTTCCTTTTGTCTCCAAGTATGTGCCAAAGTCAATTTTTTCATCAGAACCTGTAAATGGTTTATAGTCAACCAATCCGTCGCGAAAAACAAATGCAACTTCTTTATTGTCATTTTGTTCTTTTGAAAATTTCAAAAGTTCCTTATGTTGTTTTTGAATTTCAACCCTTTGTTCTTCAGAATATCCGGCAATATCAACTTTCGGCACTCGCTCGATAGCTTTATCTGTTATTGGCGTAATAGGCTTTTTATTTTCCTCTTTTATTATACCACTACCGCCCGATTTTTCAACACCGAATTTACCTTTAAAGGTATGATTTTCTGTGTTTTTAATCGGCAAAGAAGTAGTTTTTATTCCGCCTATCGGTGAACTGGCTTTTTTAGGCTTTGTAATACCCTCAACGCTGCTGCCGCCAACCGTTACCCTGTCCCATTGTTGAGAAAGTCCGACGCTTTTTGAGAAGTTCACATATTCATCGGAAGTTTTTACATATCTTGCACGAGCGTTAATTATTGCTTGCTCGTCAGCCCCGCCTTCTTCAAGCAATTTTATTTTCTGCCTTTGTGCCCGCATTGTGGTTTCAAGTCTGCGCTGTCTTTGGGTTGCCTCGTACTTTGTGTATGTCTTGCCGTTGTATTCTACAGGCTTGTTTTCCTCTGCGTTCATCTTGTCGAGCTGTTCATCTGTGTATGTGCGTGGAGTTATGCCGGGAGTGAAAGGCGAATATGAGTGATAGCAGTTTGCGCCGCAAAGTCCTGTTACCGTGCCAAGTCCGCACACGCTCTCGAGTTCTTCCTTACTGTACACTCTGCCTTGCCACACCTGATGGCTCGGCCTTGCTCCACTGTGCCACGATACCTCAAAGTAATTTGTGCCGAGTTTTTCGGCGTTTTCCTCATTGATTTTGCCCACAACCTGATTCAGTCCTGTTGACACCGCACGCCTTGCCGCAACGGTAACTCTATTGCTGTGACCGCTTGCATAGTCAACCGTACGCAATCCGCTGTTTGTCATTTCGGTTACGGTTTTTTCGAGTACGGTATTATAATCACTCGCACCGCTTGCAATTTCCGTGACGGCTTTATCAAGTGTTTCTTGATAATAGTCTGCAACGGGAGTAAAGCCCAAACTGCCGTCAGGCTGTCGCTTTGCAAAGCCCATTGACTGTGTAATGTTTTTACATTCGTTTTGTGTCTGCTCTTGTACGGCCCTCACAAATTGCTGTAGTGGCTCGTTTTCTGAATATGGTATAAACTCCTTGCCTTGTTCAATAAAAGCACTCTCCGCCTCGTTATATCCGCTTTCCGTTATATTTGTAAAGATGTTTTCAACTTCTTTATCGCTAAGGTTAAGTGTCCTTGCGACAATGTCTTTGATTCGCTTTTTGCTTGTACCTAAATCGTATAATCTGCTCATTTTATAGCCTGTTGACGGTATAATCTCCGCAGCTTCAAGTAACATTCTTACTATTTCCGTCATTATGCTCATTTGCAGGCTGTCAAAAATTTGCTCGAGCGCAATCGGGATTGCCTCTGTAACTTCGGGAGTAAACATCAGTCAACAACCTCCGAGGACTGCGGCAGGTTCTTTTTTGCTGTCTTTTCGTCCTCTCCGTACCATTTCATACGATACTCATCAGGTCGCATAATTCCAAGACTCAAGTCCTGAATATCCTGTGTGCGTTCGGTCTGTTCATCGGTGAGAATACTGTCCTTAAAGTCACAAACGAATGTGTAACCGCTTGTTGTCAGCGAATTGTAAAAGGCGAGAGCATACACCAAATCGTCAAGACAATATTTAAGCTGTTTCTGAATTGCCGATACAGTGTTGTACTTTCGGTTCTTAGCCGATAATATCTCCGTAGCCGTCTTTGCGACAGTGTCGGGGTCGGATAGGTCGCCATATGCAAGACCGACCGAAAATTCAAGTCTGCGAAGATATGTATTTAGCCCGTCCGTAATATCAGATTGACGAATTGCAGGAGAAAAATCTTTGAACAATTCATTATCTCCGAGGTCAACATCTACAGCTTTGTAAAGTCTTTTGTTGAGTTTTTCAGTACCCTCTTTCTTGAAAGCTGCGGCATCAACATGTATTGCCCTTTCGCCGCTCTCAAACTCCCAATCAAGTCTGCCGAATTGTGTGTCTATTTTACGAATAAGATTTATGTCATTTGCGTAGACAGAAACACCGCAAGATGAGCCGTCAATCGTATTTTTAATCGGTGTGCGAAAATAACCGAAAGCAGGGCGGAGCATTGCAGGGTATGTAACAGCATTCGGCAGGCTTGCCCACTCGTCAACTGCCGCAAGCGGAATTTCTCTTCCAAGTTGCCCCTCACTTGCAGACACATAAGCAGTGTTGGTAATTGTCAATCCCTTTTCGGTATCAAGGCTGTGATACTCAAGCCTTGTGTAATAGTTGTCGCCGATCTTCTTAAATTCAGGAAAGATGACTTTTACAAGCCTATGCCTTGCGTCAAATTCAATCGGCACAAAGGCATTTGCGGAAATATACTGCACCTTGTCGCCGCCTAACGGTTTAATCACCATTGCGCCTGTTGCAAGTCCCGACTGCAATTCGGAGTTAAGGTCTTCCGTTGCGGTTTCAAAGATTTTCTGCAATTTGTCATTGCTTACGCTTGCTGTCATTTCGTTAAGCGTGATGTTTGCAAACTCCCTTGTGATTGACTGCTCAAGTCTAAGGCTTATTACATCGTCATTAAGCCAAGGGGCATTGCCCGAAAAGCAGTTTTGCCAAAGCTCAATACTTGAGAGCATATCGTCTGTAATTGCAGGCTTAATGCCAAGTGCCTGCTTAATATCTTTCAGCGGAAACAACCTCTGCCACACTCCTTTCATATAGTTTAAAAATTGCATATTACACCGCCCTTATAAATCTTTTCATATCCCGCTCAAATGTGTATTCAAAACCGTCAAGGCTGTCGATGTCGGTTGAGCCATCGTCAAGTCTTTCGTCAACAAGTTTTTTATCGTTCCAAACAGCCTCACAAAGAGCCGTTTTCAGCGTGTCGCAGCCGTCAGTGTAAAAGAACCTGCCTGCACCCATAAGCCGCAAGGTGCATTGAATACGGTCTTGTACAGGACATTTGCGTGCCGGTCTGACTATCGTATTTGGAAAATGCTCCTCAAACGCTCTTTTAATTCCTCGACCGAGTACAGTTTCGGCATTATCCCAATACACAAAGTCCACAACACCGCATAAATCAAAAACAGACTGTGCAAAATTAATTGCCAGCCTGTCAATATCGTTTCCGTCGTATTCACCGAAGTGTCGTTCGCTTTTCAACGCTATTAAATTATTGTAGCCTCTTGCCTTTGCCGTCGCCACAAATGCGTGGCCCGATTTATTGCCGCCAAAGTCAATGCCGATTGTCACTTCTTCAAGTTCCGACTTCAAAAACTGCCTGTACGGTAAATCCGTATTGATTTTGTCGGTAATTTGACAGTAAAATTTTTTGGGATTATCGGCAAATCGGCGGTAAATAGCCCCCTCGGCACGCACCCACTTGCCGAGAATAAGACGGTCATAGAAAATAGTGCCCTCATATTCATTGCAAAGGTTCTTCACAAACTCCTCGGATAAGAATTTATTATCAAAAATCGTGTATTCCTGCAAATAAATATCTGCGTCACTGTCTATGAATTTCTTGAGCCAGTGCGTTGGGTGTTCAGGGTTTAAACTGCCGTCAAAGCACGAATAAGGCTTGTCAAGTCGGGATTTAAGCATATTGAAAACATCTTCGTTCCACTTTGCAACCTCATCACCGTAAATATATTTTGCCGACGCACCCTGAATTTTAGCAACCTGACTGACCTTTTCCGCACCCAAACAGTACACATCTTCACCGCACACTTTTGCAATGTTTCGGCTGTTAATCGTACCGACAACATCAGAGGTGTAACGCTCTCGCATAGGCTGTAAAACATTTCGCTCGATTGTTTCCTTTGACACTCCGATGATAAAGCACAAACCGTCTTTACCTATTCGCTCTCGAATACGCATAGGCACAATACAGGTGACATCAACAAAACTTTTGCCCGAACGCACCGCACCGCTTTTTATGTTCCAACGATGTGTAGCGTTTGCGATATATTCTTTTTGTTTAATCGTGTACGGCATTGTTTGTGCTCCTTTCTGCGTCATCTTTGATTTCTTTCAAAATGCTGTCGAGCTTGTCGAGTGCGGTCTTGTCGGTTTCCTCTTTTTGCTTATCCCGCCACTTGTCGGGGCGACGGTTTTTCAGCCAAAATATTTGTGCCGTTGTGTTGCCCCCAAGAGCAGAGGATAACAACGCATTTTCGACTTCATAGTCCACAACCTCTTTGCCTTTTTTTAGGGACTGCGAAATCTGCGGATATTTTTCTTTCCATTCATAAAGTGTTCTTTCGCCTATGCCTATATTCTTAGCTATCTGCTCATCGGTCAAGCCGTCCCTTGCCCAACCCTCAAGCAGTAATAAATTTTCTTCTTTAAGCCATTTTTCATACTTTCCTTTTGCCACCGTCACCACCTCTCTTTATGTAAAAATAAGCAAAAGAAAAGAGAGTACTGAATGCACTCTCCATTAATCAGTATTAAGCGTTAAAGCGTTAATTCTGTCATTCAATTCTATCAGTGTATTTTTCGCATTTAGATAGTCTTTAGGTGTAAAAGATTTATCGTTCCTATTATGAAGCATCACATTGTTTGCTCTCAATAATCTTTGATAACATGAAACAAGTAAATCAAGATCATCTGGATAATTCCCCAATGCATCTTTGCATTCCATAACCAGCCGTGCAAAACTACGTTTATTGAGGCCACAATTTAATTCATCGCTAACATTTTGCGTATTAGAAAGCAGTCTTATTGAGTCTTCCATAGCATCTAACTTTGAATATATTGATTTCATCATAATTCTATCGAAAACGACCTCATCAACTTTGGAATTATCCACTTTTGCATTTTCTAAATTGACTATGTTCATTAACGAAAATGAACCATTTTTATAAGTTTCCTTTATCGCATTAGCAATATCATCTTTTGCCTTCATAACATTTTCATACAATCTATCTTTCTTATAAAAAACAGTATTAATTCCTGCTACATCAAAAATTTTATCAGTAGCATCATCCTGTATCAAAACTACTTTTTTACCATAGGCTTGTCGAATTCCTAATTCATACATAACATTCGGATTTCTTGAACTTAAATCACAAATTGCCATATCACATTCAACTAAATTTTTCAAAATTTTTTGCATTATCGAATCACATATTTGATCGCTATCTGCTCTTATAGGTTCAAATCCTGCTTTTTGGACAGCAGGAACAATTATCTGTCCGTATATTTTATCAAAATGACCTGCAGGATATTTTGGCTGGTCTGATATAGGCATTATAACAAAACAGGTTTTTGCCTTATTTTCTTCGCTCATATGCAACTCTCCTTAGTTGTAATATATCACTAATCTATCATATTATTTGACACAATTCAACAGATTTTACATTTTTCTGTAAACCGCACAATTAAGAAAGTAATAATTTGTATAAAATAACCACACACAACACAGACCGCCCTCAACGAGAGCGGTCTGCCGTTATTTTTGAAAAAGGAGAACTACAAAATGCCTCTTATTATCGATTTCTTCATTTTATATTATACTGCACCTAAACCGAAAAACCGAACAACTTTTACCAACGGTGGCGGTTGCACATAATTCTTATGTTGTCGGGGGTATTGATTCCGCCTGTATCGACTGCTATCTTCGCCCAGCTGTATCGCAAGCTAAGGTGCATAAATAAGCAGTTCTCCACAAAATCGTCACGAGATAGGCTGTTGAGCGCTGCGTTTCGGCGGATTTCAAGGTTTTGTATCTCCCTCTGAATATCGGCAATCTGCACCACCGCATTGCCGACCTTGTCAGATGTTTGACCTGCACTCGGTAAATCCGACAGCTTAGGCGATGTATTGTCAGCCTCGGCGGCTATGCGTGCAATCTTAGCTTTTAACCTCGTAATTTCTCGGTTTATGTCTTTGATTTCTTTTGCGGTCAAGTTATCTCCTCCAAATCTTCAAGTCTGCAATACAACAATGCAGAATTAGCGTTTAAATCCTTTATTTCAGCCTGATAATAAAACTTTCCTGTTATGCCTCGTCTGATGATACAGCCCTTCAGAATGTATTTTGCGCCGTTGTAAAGCACCTTTCGTTCAAGGTTTCGTTTAACTTCCGAAATATTCACAGTTCCTCAATCCTTATGTAAATGCCTGGTACATCTGCCCAAAACTTTTCACACATCTCGCTTGCCACGAGTGCGTCATCTGTCCAAAAGCCCACGAGCGTCATACAGTCCTTGAGCATTTTTTGTAGGTTATCTGTGTCGGGCTTTGTAATACGATACTCACCATCTTTGTGTCTGCCTTTTGGAAAAAGCCAGCTTACCCTCAGCCTTACACCACTATCATATGGCTTTGGCGGTCTATGCTGTTTTAGATGAGCTACAAGCAAAGCCTTTGCCGATTTTATTCTCGGTGAATCGTAAAATATCGGCTTGCCCTTAACGGTCCTCACTCTGCGTTCCTGAGCTGTTACAGTCGGCACTTTTTCCATTTTCATAAAAAATTCTGTTACTGATTTATCCATAGTAAAACCTCTGATTTTTGCTTTTATCCTTTGAAATGTAAATCTTATGCGTTCTTGTCATTTCGGCTATGCGGCTGCCTAATGCCTCGTCAATTGCCGCAATTTCGTTTATGGAAAGCTCGGAGCTTATCACTGTTGGCAGCTGCTCATTGTAGCGGTGGTTTATGATTTTAAAGGTTGTATTCACATCGGCGTTGCTTATTCCCTCGCCGCTGCGTGTTTTGAAAAAATCGTCAATATACAGCACACCGGCATTTTTTACATTGCTCATAAGTTTTTCGTACTGCTCAGCGTTTGTTACTGCTTGCTTAATAGCCGTTATGTCATCGCCCCAAAGCATATACCTTGCGGATCTGCCCTGCTTTAACAGCGAACCGATTATTGCGGTGCAAATATGCGTTTTACCGCAGCCTGACTGACCGCCGATGTAAAACCAATCTACAGGATTGTTTGCGAAATCCTCGGCACATTTCTTTATGTAAGCCTGCCATTCGCTCTTGACAATATATGTTCCAAAATTGTACCTTTCAATCAGCCTTGCAAGTCCGCTTTTCTTAATTCTTCTAATCTCTGCTCTTACCTTTAAGCACTCGCACGGTTGGCTAACAACCTCAAAAGTTTCAGTGCCACAGAAATCTCTTTTTATTGCACGATATACAGCGCCTTTGTTTTTGCAGAGTTTGCAATCGTAATCTGATAACTTTCCCTGTTGAGCATTGAGAATATCCGCCTCTCGCTGTGCCTTTTCCTCTGCCGTAAGCTTAGAGTACAACCTCGCCTGTGTTAAACGCTCCTGTGCTCCGTCTTTTGGCAGGTACTTTTGAATTATTTTTTCGTACGCCGTCAAATTCCTCACTCCTTTTTCTTAACCAACGGTTAATGTATTCTCTAATATCATCAAGTGTTTTTCTGCTGTCGGGGTGTAGCTCAAAATACTTAGACATCTTTACGAGTTCGTTTTCAACATCAATCAATGTGTAAATATTTTTAAAATTATTCAACTGAGAAAATGTCACTTGATAATCACTTTCATCTTTCAACAATAAAGAAATAAAAGCATCGGTTTTCTTTTCTTTTTCTTTTATTTTATTTACTTTTATTTGTGGCATATTTGTTGCAGAAACTTCGGTTTCTGTTGCAATAATCTTAGTTTCTGTTGCAGAAACTCCGTTTTTGGGTGCATTTATTAAAGCCGCCTCGCAATTTTCTTTTCCAAGCAGCCAAAATTTAGATTTATCAACCTTGTTCCTAACAGTCACTGAAGCGTAGCGTCGCTGAATTCCGACAGAGGTCATAACATTTTGCCGCAGGAGGTCTTTGTCAAATAAGCCTATATCCGCACAATAATCTATAACTTGTCCCACAAGGTTTTTGTTTTTAACCCATTTAGCACCAATGTCCCTGCACAAAGTCAAACACACCTGTTGCAAAGGCACATCAAGAAAATACCCGTTTTCGTAAACATACTGCAAACAGAAGTCGTATATCGTGTATCCCAACGGCCCGTATTGATTTAACAGATCCATTATTTTAAAATCGTTTCTCCTGTTTGTGTCTGACGGGTAATAGTCCAAGCCTTTCTTAGCCGGTCTTGCCATAGACATCAATCCTATTCAATTTAATCTTCGTGAGTATGCATATAAATAAACGAGCTGTACTCGCCCATATTTTTATAAAGCCATTCGTCCGCCTGCTGCTTTGATAAATGCGTTTTAAGCACTCTGTCCTCGTACATATAGCCGCCGCAGGCTGTTTTTTCTTTCATTCGTTTTATAATTTCGTCTTTATCGTAATTAGCCTCTATTAAATAGAGTTCGTAGCCATTAGCTCTGATATGCTCAAGGCTGTTTGTATCTGTAGCGTAAATCGCTCTGAATGTATCGCCATAGTTCGATTTAATAAAAATCTTCCACGCACAATTTGGCACATCATGTATGAGCATTTCGTTTTCAAATGTAACAGCTCCTATTTCGTACCATTTTCGTGGTTCTGTAATAAAAGAGCTTTTAAAAATAAAATCCGAACAGTCTTTATACAAAGCGTCTGCAAGGTAGCCGTTATATATCACCTTAATGCTCGGGTGCTCTGTGCAAAGCCTGCGTAATGTGCTTGTGTTTAAGTGGTCGCTGTGCCGATGCGTAAGAAAAATATATTTTATCCTATCGGCTAAAGCCGACAGTCGGCAGTAAGGCACACCGCAGTCAATCAAGATCTGATTATCAAGCAAAACCGCATTGCCTTTACTGCCTGTCGAGATTATTTTTAAGTTAATCATTCTGCAAGGTCGTCAATAGAAAACGGCTCACTTTCGACCGACATTACAGGCTGTTCTTCCTCAAACGGCGGTATATCGTCAAAATTCGGCTCTGTATCGTATTCCTCGCTCACCTCATAATCAACGCTGCCGTCGCTGTTAATTGCGTGTGTGTCAGCCTCAAAAGCATTTTGCATTTCCACGCTCATTACACCCCACTTTGAAATAAGCTGTCTGAGCATTGTTTTCTTTGCCATACTGTCAAAATCCTTTGCCCAAAAGGTGTATGAAGTACCTTTATTTACATCGTTTTTGTAACCTGCCGAGTATCTGATAGCATGTTCTTTCATCTTCTCTTTGCTCCAATAAAGAGCCTTTTCAAAGCCGTTTATATATCTGAAGCAAGCGTAATATCCAATGGTTTTTGCAACCGCTCTTTCGCTTTCATCTGAAATGAGTTTTACCTCAATTTCCTCCGTAAGCGGATTCCAACTAACAAGCTCACCCTCTTTAATTTCAACAACATTAAGTCGCTTGTACTGACCGCTGCGAATAGCAAGCTGAATATAGCCACGATAGCCGAGTACGAATGTAGCAACTGTTCTGTTGTTCTTTCTGTCGTTAAACGGCACCAAGTAATACTGTCCGAGCTGTGGTGACGGAGGAAGTCCGAGAGAGTGACCGCAGAGTGCGGCTGAAAGAATAGTACCGGCATCACACTTTTCAAGCTCCTTGTTGGTGCTTACAACCGAAGTAATTGCGGCTGAAAATTTCTGAATTTCCTTAGGGCTTTTAAGTGAATTTGCAAGTGCCTGCTGAAATCCCTTCGTGCTAAGCATAGCCGAAAATTTGGGCTTTCCCTGCGTTGCTGTGTTGCTTGATTTTGTCATATTATAATTACTCATATTTTAAACCTCTTTCGTTAATTAACTGTTTTACCGCCAAAGCAAAGTCTTTAAGCTGTGTTTTTGTTCCGTAAACCGTAAAGCTAAGCGGATATATTTTTTCATCTGCCCTTGCAGGCTGTTCTTCTTCAAGCGGTGCGGCCACCTCGGTAGGAACATTAGCTGTAAACGGCTCATATTCCTTGATATTAATCTGCTCGTTAAGCTCCGCCTTTTTGCGTTCGAGCTGTTCGGCTTCTGCCCTTGCTCTTTCGGCTTCAATAGCCTTGTATCTTTCAGTTACGGAAGTTATTGCAGCCGATACATTCAAAGTTTGCTTGTACTCGTACAGAATTTCGTCTTTATGCTCCTGCACTGCAATGAGCTTTATGTCGTCCATAACCTTGTCAAGAAAAGCCTTGATTGTTTCTCTGAGTTTTTTAAGGGTAATCGTCATCGTAATGCTCAAGCCGACTTGCTCGTACTTTACAAAATCAATGCCGAGCGTTTGTGCGTACTCATTAAAATACGCTTTTGATTTATCGTGCTTTTCCTGTTTAAGCCCCTGCTCGATAGCCTCGATCTTGTTCTTTAATGCTGAATCAGCTTTTTTATAAGGTGTGGAAATACACTCCTTATACACGCTTTCAAAATGCTCGTACGGTGTCATTACCTCGGACTTAACGGCTTTTCTCTGACTTTCAAACTCGGTAAGCTCTTTGTTGAGAGCCGAACGAATTTTTTTGATTTCTTTGTAGTTCTCATCTGTGCAAACCATTGAGCAAGCAACATTTACCTTGTGCTCAATTTCAGATTTAACAGACTCAAGTTTTTCAATAATAATCGGTATTTGCTTAACTACAATAAGCTGTGACTGTTCGTTCATCACTGCCACTCCTTTTCTGTGATTTTATGAAATTCTGCTGCGCAGTCTTTACTACAAAATTTGTTGCACTCGCTGTCCTCAAAATATGTATAATCTTCTCTGAGTTCGTAACCGCAGCAAGCACATTCACCTTTCTTTTGCGGTATAGGTGCATTTGGAGCTAAACCGTAACACACTCTTAAACACCTCCAACAGCAAGCCTTGTTGACTGCTCTAAGGTAAATGAGCAAAGCTCATCACGCATAAGCTCAAGCATATACTTTTCTGTAAGTCTTGCACCGTTGCCGTCACCAAAATGGCTTATTATGTAATTACGCTTACGCTCTGCCCTCCGTTTTACTTCCTCAAATACAGCACTGCCAACGCTTACCGCAAATGTATTGCAGAATTGATTGTAGGTAATCATCTTATCTCCCTCTTGATTTTTATTTGATTTGAGGATATAATAAAATTGATATTAATTTTATATATCCTTTTGAACCGCTGGAACTGTGCGAGAGTTTCAGCGGTTTTCTTCATATTTTGCGATAATAGTCTTGAGGTCCGTTAATGTTTTGTCGAGTTCTTTAGCCGCTGACGGCCTGTCCAAATATATCAGTTTAACAGCTTTGTTGGCTGAAAAGCTCCACCCGTCCATAGATATGCCAACATCTAATTCGCACACATGTCCGGCGAAGTCAACGAATATCGTCGGTTTATTGCCTGTGAGCTCCTGTTTGGTCGGCTTACCATTAAACTCGAGTGCAAGTGCCATTATTTCAAGCACTTTGGATTTTACTTTTTTTGTCATCCGGTTTCACCTCCTCTCCAAAAACATCATATGCATACATACTGTTAATGCGTTGTCTAAGCCTTGTGTTTTCGTTTTTGTAACCGCGGATTGCGTCATTCTTAATGCTAATGTCAAGCCTTGCGTTCTCAAGCTCAATCTGCAAGTGCTTGACTAAGCTATGTAAGTGCTTGTTCTCGTCCTTAAGACTGCGTTTTGTTTTAATGTGTCTGAGTGCCATTTGTTATGCCTCCTTATAGTGAATCATAATATTTTTTTGCGTCTTCTTTTGAGATACGCCATTCACCGTACATTTTTTTGGCCGGCAAAATGCCCGACTGTGCTTTTTTCTTTAAACAATCAACCGAAAAGCCAAATAGCATTGATACATACGGTAAATCCATATAAAGAGGTACATTTTCCCAGTCGGTTATTACCTTTTTTGTCGATTTCATATTACTCCCCCACAATCGTAACTAAGCTGATAGCGTCCTCAATCAGAGTGCGAACAAGGCTCGACATCTTCTTTCCGGACTTCTCGCAAAGCTCGTTAAGAGCCTTTGCGGTTTCATCTGATACACACGCAGATACTACATTTGAGCCTGATGTGGCTTTGTCTGCGAAAATGACAATCTGTCCTTTGTTATTTAACATTTTGTTTCCTCCTTAAATAAATTTAATTCTACGATTATTGCAACCTCCAGACAATGTGATATAATTTCAATATACGATAATGAGAGGAGGTGCAATGAATGGAAGATATATTTCAGTGGTTAACTCTTGTGCTGTCACTATTGTCAACAGTAAGCACCTTAATTTTAACTTGGCTGTTGTTTAAGAAGGAACATAACAAAACTTACCTCAAAGAACGATACGAAAAAGTTATATTCCCAATATTTGACATACTCGAAAATCATCTTTATAAAAAAGAGATAACTCCTGATGTCAAACAAGCAGTTGACAAGTGCAAACATATTATTAACGATAATAAATTAATTGTGGGTGGAAAAGTTAACTATGTTTTTTCTCTTCCGTTAAATAAAATTAATTTTCAAAGCATTTCAAAATTAGTGGACAAAGAATATGACGAGTGCTGCTCTTCCTTGGGTATACCTTTAAGACCATTAGATAAAAAGATGTACACATATCGAACACGAAATCTACGAGTTTTAATATTAGGAATTATAAAATACTCATTACCACTCATCGCAGTTATTCTGTTAACGACTATTCTGATTTTGCTTTCAAAAATATTTCTTTCTTAATGAATAACTCCTGCTTTAATTAGCATTGCTATAATCAGCAGAAGTAAAATGTTTGCGTTAAGAACAAATACTACAAATAGCAGGATTTTTTTCACTCTTTCATCTCCTCATAAATGGATTGGTTATCATGCTGTTTTCTGTTGTTCGGCAAGAACTTTTTCAAGTTCTGCGATACGCTTTGTAAGAGCACCGAGATTTCGGTAAACTTCAAGCATATCTGCTGTGTAATCGGGAACTTTGTTCTCAACAGATTTCATTCGCTTGTTGAGATTATCAAGTGCACCGTACACATTAAAAATTTCGTCTGTATGTGTGTCAGCCATATAAATCTCCTCCTAAGCTGTTCTTTGCTGTTCGGCAAAGTCCTGCTTATTGTACAGCTGATTTGCTATACTGAATTGTAAGATAAATAACAGAAATCAAGTAATACGCTTTAAGCGTAAATCTTTTCCAAAAAAAATAAAGTCAACAGGAAATCTATACAGTTCACCTATTCTATGCACCATATCCCAACTTGGCGAATATGTTCCTTTTTCGTAGTTAGAAAGAGTTTCCTTGCTAATATTAAGCATATCAGCTGCTTCTTTTTGAGATAAACCAGCGTTTACCCTTGCAGCTTTTAACGTGATTTTAGGATATTCCATTTGCCTCACCTCCTTGGTACACATATATAATATCACGCTAAAAGCGTAATGTCAAGCAAAAAGCGAAATATTTTTAAAAATATCTTGAATTTTTTACGCTTTTAGTGTATAATGCAAATATAACATAAAAGTAGGTGATCTAATGAGCGATAATAGTGAGCTTAACAAAAAAATTTTTGCAAAGAATTTAAACTATTATATGACTACTAACAATAAAACCCAATCGGATCTTGTAACGGATCTGAATTTAACAGCTTCGACTGTTTCTGACTGGGCAAACGGAAAGAAATACCCTCGTGTTGACAAAATGCAACTTTTGGCTGACTATTTTGGTATTCTTAAATCTGATTTGACAGAGGAACACGAAACATCAAAAATGACTGATGACATTGAACTCCAAGAATACCTCGAGGAGCTCAAGAACAGAAGTGAACTAAGAATGTTATTTAGTCTTACTAAGGGTGCTACAAAAGAAGATGTGGAAAAAGCAGTCAGAATTATTGAAGCATTAAAAAAGGATGAATAGCTTTGGGAGAAATTTTTATTAGAGGTTTAGAATTGCCGCTGACCGTACGAGGCGTAACGGTCTTAGATGAGGACGGCAATTACAATGTATATATTAATATTCTGCTTAGCTATGATACTCAACAGAAAGCCGCTAAGCACGAATTAAAGCACATTACATCCGAGCATTTTTATGATTATGAGCCTGTTGTTCATAACGAGCTTGAGGCTAATGCTATTTGATAAGGAGAATTGATATGGGATTTCTTGATACCTTTAAGGGTAATCAATATAAGTCAGAAGTAGAACGCTTACAAGCTGAACTTAATCAGCTTAGAAGCACATTTACTCCTGAAATGTATAATGCCCAAAATTTACTTATGCTCACACAGAAATTGCAAAATGATATTAATAACTTAAATGCAGTTATTGGGCAAAAAAATAACGAGATCAATAATTTAAACAACAAAATTATCGGTTTAAATAACACTATAAATAACAAACAATCTCAAATAATCTGTATGGATGAACAAATTGAGTTACAAAGTTTCGGACTTTATACTCCTAAGTATGACTTTGCTTCTTCTGAATTGTATAAAAACAGATTATCTCAAATCCGAGATACACAAAAAGCTCTTATAAAAAACGGTCAGGCTGTTACCGGTAACACTAATTGGACTGTAAATGGAAGTAAAAGTCAGGGCAAAAAAATGGTTAAAGATATGCAAAAACTTTTGCTTAGAGCATTCAATAGTGAATGTGATGAACTTATTGATAAAGTTAAGTACAATACTTTTGATACGGCATTAAAAAGGATGCGTAGTTCCTGTGAAGCAATTTCAAAACTTGGCAACATTATGGGAATTGCAATAACTACTCAATATTTTAATGCCAAGCACGAAGAACTTTGCTTATCACTTGAATACAAAAAGAAAAAGCAAGATGAAAAGGAAGAACAAAAAGAAATAAGAGCTCGTATGCGTGAAGAGGCTAAACTACAAAAAGAAATTGAAGAAACTCGTAAAAAAATAGCTAAGGAACAAACTCACTATCAAAACGCTCTATCACATCTTGAACAGCAAATTAAAACCGCAGCCGATGTTGATAAAGAAGAATTACTCAAGAAAAAAGAACAAATCATTAACGAGCTTTCTGAAATTGATAAATCTATGAAAGATATTGATTACAGAGCCGCAAATGCAAGAGCAGGTTATGTGTACATTATATCTAATGTTGGTTCATTTGGAGAGAATGTGTATAAAATAGGTATGACACGCAGACTTGAACCAATGGATCGAGTTGATGAGCTTGGGGACGCTTCTGTTCCGTTTAACTTTGATGTTCACGCAATGATTTTTTCCGACGATGCTCCTTCACTTGAAGCAGCTTTACATAAAGCCTTTGAGGATAGAAAAGTCAATATGATTAACACAAGACGAGAGTTCTTTAATGTTACTCTTGATGAAATAGAAGAAGTTGTAAAAAAGAATTACGATAAAACGGTAGAATTTACTCGACTTGCTCCGGCTGAACAGTATCGTGAATCTCTTAAAATTAAAGAGCAACTAAAGCCGTAGGGTTTTACAGTAACATTTATTAAAATAAAAAATCCGCCCTATCCTGTTGGCGCAGGGTAGAGCGGAAACCATTACACATAGGGTGCAACGGTACTTAAACAGCAATATAATTGTACCATACTCCCTTGTGTTTTGCAAGTTTATCGAATAAAAACACAAGGGATTTTTGCACCCTTTTTTAAAACAAAAGGAGTGTTATAAAATGAAAAAGCGTAAAGACGGCAGATATCAAAAAAATATCTATATCGGACGAGATGAAAACGGCAAAGCTATGTATAAGTCTGTATTTGGCAAAACGCAAGCTGAGGTTACACGCAAAGCAAATGAAATCAAGCTAAAAATCAGCAAAGGTATGGATATTCTTAGCGAGAATATGCCGTTCAGTGAACTCTGCGAAAATTGGCTGATATACAAAAAGGCTCTGCTTTCTTCTGACAAGCAGTATAAGAGTTATAAAACAAACCTTAAACCGTTTTCTGTATTAGGCGATGTTGCAATCAGCAAACTTGTAAAAGCAGATTTTCAATGTATCATAAATGACTATTTCGCACGAAATCCACATACAGGCAAACCGACTTCAAAGAAAACTCTGCGTGATTACAGAATGACCGCAAGGCAGGTGTTTGACTTTGCTGTTGAAAACCGCATACTTGACTACAATCCATTAACATATGTCAGAATACCGAAAAATGCACCTGTAAGCGAGCGCAGGGCATTGACCGAGCAAGAACAGCGGTGGGTTATGGAAATGCCACACAGAGCACAACTTCCTGCTATGATCATGATGCTGTCTGGTTTAAGATTAAGTGAATGCCTTGCGTTGCAATGGTATGACATTGACCTTGAAAATGCTCAAATTAGTGTTCATCAAAAACTTGTAATGACAGGAACTCCGCACATTGTGCAAGGAGCAAAGTCAAAGGCTGGCATACGAACAGTCAATATTCCCCACACCCTGGTGGATTTTCTGAAAAATCAAAAGAACCATAAACAATCCGACTTTGTTGTACTTACAACAAAAGGGGAGTTCTTCTCAACAACAGCGTGGCGAGAACTGTGGGACAGCTATATGGCAGACCTCAATCTTAAATACGGAGATTTTTCCGAATATGAGCGAAAGCCGAAAAGTAAGTTCGACCCAAAAGGCGTTCCTTTTGTTATTGAAAGATTCACCGCACATTATCTAAGACATACTTTTGCTACAAACTTGTTCTTTTGCGGTCAAGATTTACTTTATGTCCAAAACCAACTCGGACACGCAAAGCCCGAAACGACTTTGAATATTTATACACATTTAGTGCAAACAAATCAGATTAAGAAAATCAATAAAATTATAGACCTAAACGATTACATCTCTGCGATTGCAGAACCGCAAAAAATGATGTTAGTCTGA